GGCGAAGCAAAAAAGCGAGTCGCAGAAGCCGAAATGGAACACGCCCGATGGGAAGAGGTGAACAGAGTTACAATTCGGATGGACGAGGTGCGAGAAGTGTTCGGCAAATGGCTGGGGGCAATTAGAAACCTAATGGATGCTATGCCTTCGAGCTTGGCGGCCAGAGCAAACCCCAGCGACCCAGAATGTGCCAAAAGGGCTATCCAAGAGGGCATCGATCAAATCTTTGTAACGATTCAGAAAGCAGAGGGAGCATTCAAATGATTGATACAATCCTATGGGGAGCAAAATTGGGAATCGGCCTTATGGCTGGAATCGTATTGGTTAAACTAATATGTGTATTTCTATTTTGCGTATTTGTTTGGGTGGCCTCATACTTCGACAAATGAACGAGTGCTTTATTGTTTTGCTGGTAGCAATCGCAATCCTTGGCATAGTGCTTCCATTCTTTGACCGATGAAACGCTCTCCACTTAAACGCAAAACCCCACTCAAGCGAGGCGGGAAACTACGCCGAGTATCTGCAAAGAGAAAAGGCCAGAACGAAGTCTATAAAGATGTGCGAGAGAAGTTTCTGACCAACAATCCAGTTTGCCAAGTGTGCCGTTGCAAGATGGCGAGCCAAGTTCACCATAGGCGAGGAAGGTTCGGGGATAGGCTAAACGAGGTAGAGTTCTTCTTGGCGGTGTGCTTCGAGTGCCATCATCAAATCCATATGAACCCAGCTTGGGCATATGCAAAAGATTATTTGGTCAAGAGATGAACCAGATTGATGAGGCCAAGAACTTCGCTCGTCTTTTGTTTGAGCCAAGGGAACAACTCTCAATCCCAGAGTGGGCAGAGAAAAACTTAACCCTTTCCGCAAGAGTAACGAACATACCCGGAGCGTACTCGACAACCCTCACGCCCTATGTCCGTGAGCCGCTAGAGGCTTTTGGAGATGATTCGATTCGTAGGGTGGTGCTGGTATGGGGGGCACAAACAAGCAAGACCACAACGATTCTAGCTGGCCTAGCGTATCGAATAGCAGAGAGACCTTGTCCCGCCTTGTGGGTGATGCCTAGCGAGCATTTAGCTAGATCATTCACAGAAACTAGGTGGTTGCCAATGATTGACGATTGCCCAGCCCTAGCAAAAGAGAAGCCCGACAACACCGACAAAATAAAAATCCTAGAGCAACACTTTAAGCGATGCTCGGTATGGTGGGCTGGCACTAGCCCCTCGGCTCTTTCTAGTCGCTCGATTGCGTTGCTCTGTATGGACGAGGTGGACAAGTTCCCAGAGCAAGCGGGGTCGGGGAGAGAGGCGAACCCAGTTCAATTAGCAGAGGCACGAGTCAGCACTTACCCAAACCATCTCATCATAGCAACCAGCACCCCGACAACTGCCGACTCGATTATTTGGAGTGAGTGGCAAAAAGGAGATATGCGTTTCTATTTTGTGCCTTGTCCTCATTGTGGGCATAAGCAGAAGCTAGTTTGGGGACAAGTGAAGTGGGACGAGGCGGCCAAGATTGAGGATGGGGTTTATGATTTTAAGCTGGTTAAATCTTCCACCTATTATGAGTGTGAGGAATGCAAGGGCAAGATTACAGACGGACAGAAAACCAAGATGCTTCGAGAGGGCGAGTGGAGGGCAACCAACCTAAAGGGCGAACCAGCCAGACGCTCCTATCACCTCAATGGCCTCTATGCCCCTTGGGTGTCCTTCGGAAGTTTGGCGGTTAAGTTTCTGCAGGATAAGCACAATGGAATCATTGGCCTACAAGACTTCGTGAACCGAGTTCTTGCAGAGCCTTGGATGGAACACGAATCAGAGAAGATGGAAATTGTGGCGGGTGACTACAAGATGGGTGAAGTTCGGATGGGTGAGAAGCTGATTATGGCTTGCGACATTCAAGAGGCAGGGGGTTTCCACGCTTGGTGCGTTGTGAGGGCTTGGGATTTAGAGGGACGCTCTAGGCTTGTATGGGCTGGAAGGTTGGAGACTTGGGGAGACATCCAAGCCAAGGCAGAAGAGTTTGGCGTAGAACATAAATGCGTATTCTGCGATTCGGGCGATCAAACCAGAGATGTTTATTTGAATTGTTGTAAGAACGGCTGGATGGCCTTGGTTGGTTCAGACCGAGCAAGCTTCTCCGAAATTGTAGATGATCGAAAGCTCCAACGCCCCTACGCTCGAATCGCCAATGGAGACCCCTTCAGCGGTAAGGCAGTTCAATCCAAGACTGGGTGGAAGTGGAAATTCTGCCCAGTTTGGCGGTGGTCTAATCCATCCATCAAAGACATCCTCTCCAACCTATTAAAAGAACCCGGCTACATCGCTATCGACACCCCAGATGTTTGGCGAGTTCACATCGAAGCAGAGGTGAAGGTCAAAGTGAAAAACCCTATGACTGGCAGGGAAAGGCTTGTATGGAAGCAAATCGGGAAGAATAATCATTTGTTGGATTGCGAGTGTATGGCCATCGTAGGTGCGGCCTTATATGGACGCTTAAAAGTCTCCCCAGCAAGTTTGACAGAAAGTGAGATTGATAATGGCGAAGGGTGATTTCATTGGGCTACCCCTTGCCACCCTAACTTCTCTTCGTGATAAGTATGTTACTTGTTTAGAGGCGATTGCGGTGGCGGGTTCAAGCTATTCGATAGCTGGTCGTTCGTTTTCAAGAGCGAATCTCGGTGAGGTAAGAGATACGATTGCGGAATTGACCCTAGCCATTCAGTCTGTTAATGGTACTCGTATCCGCACAACTTACACAAAGTTCTCGTGAAAAAAGCCCAACTCAATTTAATAGATAAAGCCGTTGCTTTTCTGAATCCGCAAGGGGCAGTTAATCGGATGATTGCACGACAAAAGCTCGTCAATTTCTCTTACGATGCAGTCAAATATACAAGGGAAAGAAAAGGGCCGAGTGCCCTTTCTGGTGCGGAAGATTATCATTCTAACTATGACCGAGTAGAATTGATGAAAAGGGCGAGGGACTTGGCAGAGAATGTTGGCCTTGTTCGTTCCATCCTAATGAAGTTTGCAAGCCACACAGCCGCAAACATTTCCTACCAAGCACGAACCGAGAACCCAGAGGTTAATACAGAGGTCGAGGCATATTGGGCAGAGTGGTGGGATAAATGCGACCTAACCACAAGGCATACTGGCTCAACCCTTATGCAAGTGGCGATGATGAGTATGTTGCGGGATGGTGACTTCCTTTTCGTTTTGGTTCGAGATAGGGATGGCAACCTAAAGATTCAAGGCATTGAGGCAGATAGGTTGGGAGACCCATTCAAGGTTTATACAAGCCTAGATTTGATTGGTGGAATCCATATTGATAGGGATACTGGCGCACCAAGTGCCTACGATATTTATAACCGAAGCATCGGCGATTTCTACACCTACCAGACAACCATCCCCTCAAGCCAAGCGTTCCACTTGTTCGACCCACTACGCATCGACCAGTACCGAGGAATCTCCGCTTTCCATACAGCAATCAATGATTGCACAGACATCTACGACATTATTAACTTTGAGAAGATGGCCGCAAAGAACGCAAGCTCACAAGCTGGCATCGTGAAGAGGAATAACAACAATGCCTCTGATCTCTCAAGTCTCACAAACGATGAAGATTTGAATGGCAATACCATTAAGCTAGAAGCGATTGAGTCTGGGAAAATCTCTTACCTAGAGCCGGGTGAGGACATCGTGTTCCCCGATGGGCCGAGCCGTCCCTCTGGTGCATTTGCCGAGTTTCATAAGATTCTTTTAAGGAACATTTGTCTTGGCCTTGGAATCCCTTACTCATTTGCCGTAGACCCTTCCGCTATGAGTGGCCCGACAGCCCGCCTTGAGATGCAACAAGCAGGGCGAACCTTCCGCAGATACCAAAAGCTCCTAGACGATAAAGTTCTTCGCCCAATTAAGAACATCGTAATTGCAGATGGAGTTGCAAGGGGATTGATTGAGAACAATGTTGGAAGCAGAACGACTAGGGGCATTTTCAATTTTGGGGCTAATGTCTCCATAGATTTAGGCAGAGAATCCGCTTCCGCAATCTCCGAGTTCAAGACTGGCCTCCGCACCGCCGCCGACATCTACGCAGAACGCGGCCAAGACTTCGAGAGTGCTATGAGGCAGAGGGCAATTGAGGCCAAACTAATTAAGGATTTGTCCGAGAAGTACGGCGTAGACCCAGAGACGATTTCCGATATTGTTCCGCCGAAACCCACCCAGACCAAGCCCGAAGCACCCTCGGCTAATCCAGTTATCCCAGCGAAGGACAGCCCAGAAAGTGATGAGGACATAGGGGGAGATCAAAAGCCCATTCCAGAAGATCCGGTTGATGGCGATGGTCAAGAAGTGGGACTAGATTGCGGAACTGGTGCGGGGGGATTTCAACCCGGCAATTCTTGTGGAAAGGGAGGGGGAATTCAGTCATCAATTCGAGATGCAACGCCAAGCGGATACGGCCCAAGCACATCAAGCCAAGAAAAAACAAAAGAACAAAGGATGCGTGGCGAATCAATAGATGATGCAATAAACCGAAAGGTTGGGTATCAAGTCGATAATGGAAGGGTTAAAATTGCAGAAGATAAAGGAGGGTGGGTTGTTTCTGTTGCCCAACCCGAAGGAAAGCCAAAGCAATATAGATCGTACAATCGACAACAAGCAATAAACCAAGCATATACAGAATTGTATCCAGATACAGAACTTATCCCACATCCCTCTGATATAGGGGAAAAGCCTCAAAAAAAAAGTAATTTAGAGATTCTGGAAAGCCTAGACCCTGCATCTATCAAGATGCTGATTGAGGGAATGATGGGCGGGATTGAGTTAGCAAAGTATGATGGGATTGATTTTACCCCACCACAAGGGGCTAGGGATGCCGCCAAAAGAGCCTTGGATGTCAGGGAGACGAAACCAGCTAGCCAACGAGGAATGACCCCAGTAGGCATCGCTAGAGCGAGGGATTTACAAAATGGCGTGAAGCTATCGCCCGATACGGTAAGGCGAATGCTGAACTTCCTAACTCGCCACGAAGTCGATAAGAAGGGTGCAACTTGGGACGAGCAGGGTAAGGGCTGGCAAGCGTGGCACGGATGGGGTGGAGATGCTGGGTATGCTTGGGCAAGGAAAGTGGTTGGACAGATGGAGGCTAGGGATAACAAAGAACTAGCCCGACCAGTCTCCCAAACACCAGCCCCTCCTAAAGAAAGAATCAAAGGCTCGAAGGAGAACCCTAAGGGCACGGCATCCACTAGGAGCAAGGCTGGCGACATTGAGATTTCAGCCGAGAACGAGGAGGCTTTGAAAAACAAGATTGCCGAGTTCAAAGACAAGCACCCCTCACGGAAAGCCCCCACCCTTGGAGCATTAAAGAAAGTGTTTCGCAGGGGGGCTGGTGCGTTCTCTACCAGCTTTAGGCCAACGATTACCGGGGGAAAGCCCAACTCACGCAACGCTTGGGCGATGGCAAGGGTGAACAAGTTTCTCAAGATGGCTGGTGGGGGAGAGGTCAAGAAGTCATATCGGGCGGCAGATGGCGATCTCCTTTGACATAATCTAGGCATTTATGCCTCTACCCCTACCTTCCGCAGACGAATCGGAACAAGACTTCGTATCCCGCTTTATGGGTGACGAGCAAGCCATCAGCGACTTTCCAGACGAACAACAAAGGGCGGCAGTCGCCTATTCGACCTATCGGGATGAGGAGATGGAGGAAATGGAGCTAGGTGGAGTTTCAATTTTGGAGGTGGGAGAGGCTAAAGGACACGACCTTTTCGTGGATAAGATCAGCCTAGAGACTGCCCTCAAACTTATGAAGGGAGCAAGGAACGGAATTAAGGTAAAGATCAACCACGGCTCTGGTCTCGAAAGTGTGGTAGCCTTCGCCAGAAACCCCCGCATTGAGGGAGATAAGCTAGTTGCCGACCTTCGCTTGCTCCGCAACTCCCCCCACTACGGCCTAATCAAAGAAATGGCCTCCGAAGCCCCCGACCAGTTTGGGGTTTCATTAGCTTTCGTGAACGAGTCCGAGACCATCAACGGCAAGGATTACATTCGACCCCAGAGCATCGCCTCTGCGGATTTAGTTTCCAGCCCAGCCGCCACGAATGGATTATTCGAGGAGATGGTGAAGTTTATGGAAAAACTCGGTTATGTGCAGGGAGGCAAGACCATCCCAGCCGTAGCCAAAGAAGCCGTGGAGGAAGCTCCACTTGACAAAAAGGACAAATCAAATATGGAAAACACAGATTATAAAAAAGATATGGACGAAGTAAAAGTTCGTCTCGCCGCCTTGGAAGAGGCGATGAAACCCAAAGAAGAAGTCAAGAAAGAGGAGATGAAGTCCGAGGAAGCTCCCAAGATCGTCATTGAAAAAGAGGACGATAAAGAGGACAACACCGAGGAGATGAGTGCGGTTGTAAAGAAAGTTCTCACCGAGTTCGGCATTAAGCCCATCCCCGCCTCCCCTTCAATCGAAGTTCCTTCTGAGAAAAAGGAAGAACCCAAAACTTTTGAAGCACTCGTGGCCGCCCATAGCGACTACGGAACAAGCAAGCTCAAGGCGATGAAAGCCGTGATGCTGTCCAACCCCAAAGAATACTCCGAGGCTCTGTCTCGTGGTATTACCAAACTCTAAACAAAGGATAATACTAAAATGGCTACAAACATTGACGGTGGTGCAGTTCGCACCTTTAACTTCGCCTCTGCGATTTCGGCTTACCGATTCGTTGAGATTCACACGGACGGCACGGCTCGTGCGGCTGTTTCCGGCTCTGCTCGTTGCGTTGGTTCTACCATCAGCGATGTGGCGGCTGGCGACAACGGAGCAGTTAAGCTGTTCTACCCAACCTTTTTTGCAACTTCCGAGTACGGAATCACCGCTGGCAACCTCGTTGCTACGACTGGTTCTGGCCTTGTGACCACAGCGGCGGCCAATGTCGGCGTTGTTGGAGTTGCTCTCGAAACTGCTCTTGCTGATGCAGTCATCGAGGTTGCAGTTCCTTTAACCCAGTAATTTAATCAACCCAGAAAGAACATAAAACAATGAGTTATATCGCAGGCGGTTCAACAATTCGTGCCGACATCAACCAAGCGTTGATCGAAGCCCCTCAAGCCGATGTGGGCTTAATCGGAGCAGAGCTTCTGCCCTTGCAGAATGTGGATGCAAAGAGCGGAACTTACCTACGGGTTCAGCTAGCTGGTGCAGAGTTGCTCACCAACAATGCAACGGCTCGTGATGCTGGTTCGGGATACAGCCGAGGGATTCGTTCCTTTAGCTCTGCAAACTACTCGACCGATGAGTACGGACTCGAGGAGTTGCTTGATGATAGTAGCGTTGCAGACTTAAATCGTTTCTTCGCCTACGAGAGCGAAACTGCGAAGTTCTTGCTTCGCCAGTTGAAGCTCTCCCACGAAGCTCGGGTGAATACCTTGATCTTTGCGGGTAACACTCCCTTCACCACAGCCGATCAATCGCCAGCGGTTAATTACACGCAAGCAAACATTGCTACCATTGATGTTGCTCGTGATGTGGCCACAGCCAAATTGACCCTTGCAAAATCTGGCTATCAAGCCAACTGCGTTGCAATGAATGCCGATGTGTTTGAGTTAATCAGACGCTCGACCCTCTTGCAGAATCAGTTTTTCGGAGTCATCTCCAATACTGGTGCTCGCTTGTTGAACGAGGCTGAAATTGCGGCGGCATTGGGAGTTGAGAAACTCCTCGTTGGCCGTGCGGCAATCAACTCGGCTGGCAAGAACAAGGCATTCTCTGGCACATTCGCAATCGGCTCGGCCAAGGTTATCGTAGGCCAAGTGGCGGGTGGCGAGTTCACCGCTGGTGGTATCGGACGCACCTTGGTCTGGTCGGGTGACTCGGCTGGTGGTTTCGTTAGCGAAAGCTATCGTGACGAAGCTCGCCGTAG